ACGTGCACCGGGACGTGCTGGCCATCTTCGCCGGGCGGGTCGTGAAGCTGGCGCGCCATCCCTTCCCGGTCGAGTGGGCCAGTGCCCAGGCGCAGGCCGGGGCCTTCCTGGTGCTGGCGCGGGGCTTTGTCACCGTCACCCGGCCCGACCTGGTCGAGGTGGCGGCGCGGTCCGTCCTGGCCCTGGCCGAGGGCTGCGGCGAGCTGCTGGACATTCAGGCCGCCGAGATCGCCGAGCGCGACCGGCTGCGGCAGGGGGGCGGGGCGTGAGCGTTCGGCCGGACCCTGCCAGCTTCGTGAAACCCGCCGACGTCTGGGCGCGGGCGATCATCGCCGAGGCCCGGGTGTATGGCGAGGACCCGGTCGAGGCCCTGACCTCGCCGTCCAGTCATGCGAGGTCGAGCCGGCGCAAGTGCCTGCCGGCCGCCTGCCTGGCGATATCGGAGGCGACGGGCCTGCCGATTGGCCGGGTGGCGCCCGTGCTGGCCCTGCAGCCCTCGGCCGTCCGCTCCCGCAAGGCCTCGGCAAACCGGGTCTTCAAGACGGCCTGGAAGTCTGCCGCCCGGGCCGTGGAGTATGCTTTCTGGCACCCTGAGGCGGCGGAGAGCGTGGCCCAGGCGGTCGGCGAGCTGGACCTGACCGGCGAGGCCGGGGCCGAGGTCATCGGCATCAGCTGGGAAGCCCAGCTGGCCCAGGCGGTCGAGGCCCTGCCGACACCGGAGCCTGAGCCGGTGCGCGAGCCCTTGGCCGCCCCTGTCCTTCGCCCGCACGCACCCCTGGCGGGCCGGGTGAACCTGGCCAACGGTCACGCCTTCGCCCCGCCCTTCCGGCCGGGCCCGCCGCCGCCGACCCAGTCGATCGACGGGCGGATCCTGGCGCAGCTGGCCCAGCGGCCGGGAAGCCCTCGGGGCCTGGCCTCGATCCTCGATATCAAGGAGGCCTTCGTCGCCCAGACCCTGAGGAACCTGGGCCGTGAGGGCCGGGTGACGGCCGCCGACCTGGCCCCGGGCCAGAGTGACCGCGACCAGGCTTGGAGCGTGGCCTGATGGCGGGGGGGCGTCACTACTCGGCCAAGGAGGACGCGGCGATCCGGCAGGCGGTCGCAGATGGCGCCCGGACGGAGGCAGACTTCCGCCCGCTGGGCCTGATCCTGGGCCGGCCCTACCAGACCCTGCGCCACCGGGCCTTGCGCCTCGAGTTGATCGAGCCCCGGACCCGGACGCCCCGCCCGCCCAAATCGCCGGAGGTCGCCCCCGCAGACGCGCCGCGCCGCAACAACCGACGCGGCTGGGATCCGGAGGAAGACGCCTTCCTCGTGAAGGCCCGGGAGCAGGGCCAGACCGTGCGGGAAATCGGCCTGGCCCTGGGCCGCAGCTGGTCGGGGGTCGAGGGCAGGCTTCTGCAGCTGGGCGCGCGCGAGCGCGTGGTCCGGGACTATGTCCACGACCCCGAGCCCGACCGCAGCGTCCAGACGGGGGCCTGCGCCAAACACGCCCGGGCCTGCCTGAGGGCCGGGGGCTTCTGGGCCTTCAGCGAGCGCCGGGTCGGGGCGGGCAAGTGGGCGGTCTGCCTGCCCATGCTGCCGCCCCCGGCGCATCTGTGGGGGGCGGGCCAGTGACCCAGATCGCAGGCGGGACCCAGTTCGGCAAGCACGCCCTGGCCGACCGGAAGAACGACCTTTACGAGACGCCGCCCTGCGCGACGCGGGCGCTGATCCCCTTCCTGGACCGGGACCGGGTGATCTGGGAGCCGGCCTGTGGCCCCGGGGCGATTGTGCGCGAGCTGGAGGCCGCGGGGTTCCGCGTGCATGCGACCGACCTGGTCGACTACGGCCTGGACGGGGCCTTCGGCGGGGTCGACTTCCTGATGGAGCGGCCGAGCCGCTGGATGCCCGGCGTGATCGTCACCAACCCGCCCTTCAAGCTGGCCGATCAGTTCACGCGCCACGCCCTGACCCTGGCCTCGACCGTCTGGATCTTCCAGCGGCTGAGCTGGCTGGAGGGGGCGAAGCGGGCGGACCTGATCGAGGGGCACCTGGACCACATCCTCCTGGGGATCGAGCGCCTGCCCATGATGCACCGGGACGGCTGGGAAGGCCCAAAGCTGACCGCCTCGGCCATGCCCTTCGCCTGGTTCCGGTTCGAGGCCAAGCGCCCGCAGGGCCGGGTGACGCGGTTTGAGCGGATTTCGTGGAGGGGCGCGTGAGCCGGATGGGCGCCAGCGCGTGGATCATGACGGCGAGCGGCTGGCGACAGATCTCGGGTGCGCCGCAGGTTGTCTTCGTGCCTGAGCGGCGGGTCGAGGGGCCGATCCTCTTCTGGGACTACTTTGAGACCGGGGGTCGCCTCGCACCGCCTGGGGTCCCGTCCGGCGTCGACCAAGACGGCTACGACTGGCTTGAGGCCCTCGGGGGCGACGAATGACCCCGACGACCGACGACCTGTTCGCCCGCGCCCGGGCGGTCTCCATCGAGGCCGTCGCGGGCGTGCCCCTGTTCCGGGCCGGCCGGCGGATGCGGGGCGGCTGCCCCCTCTGCGGGGCCTCGGCGGGCAAGAAGGCCGACGGGGCGTTCAGCGTCGATCTGGAGGCCGGCCTCTTCCACTGTTTCGCCTGCCAGGAGGGCGGCGACGTGGTGAAGCTGGAGCGGCTGCTGGGCGGCGGCACGGCCCGGCAGGCCGCTGAGCGCCTGGCGGGGGCGGGGCCTGCGCCGCGAGCGCCTCGGCCCGAGAAGCGCCCGCCGCCGAACCGGCCCGGGCTGGAGCGCGAGATCTGGGCGGGGACGTCCCGCGAGGCGGTCGCCCGGACGGAGGTCGCCGCCTATCTGGAGAGCCGGGGGATCGACCCGGTCGTCCTGCGCCGCACGCCGGGCTGGGTGCGCTGGTCGCCCTCGGCGGTCTGGGGCTGGCGCGAGGACGGGGAGAAGATCTGCGCCCCGGCCATGGTCGCCCGGCCCGTGACGCCCTCCGGCCCGGTCGGCGGCCTGCACGTGACCTATCTGGCGCCCGGCGGGCACGGCAAGGCCCGCCTGACCCCGGCCAAGAAGATGTGGGGCCGCCAGGCGGACGCCGACGGGCGGCCCGGGGCCGTCTGGCTGACCCCGCCCGATGCGCCGGGCCCACTGCTGGTGGCGGAGGGGATCGAGAGCGCCCTCAGCGCCGCTCAGCTGTTGGGCGAGCCCTGCCGGATCGTGGCGGCCCTGTCCCTGGGCCGGCTGGCCGGGGGCTGGGTGACGGACAACTGGGGGCGGATCAGCCCCTGGGCGGTCACGGCCGACCCGGAGCGCCCGCCCTGGACCTGGCCGGACGCCGGCGAGGTGATCGTGGCGGTCGACCGGGACATGGGGCCGATCAAGGTCAAGGTCCGCAAGATCGGCGGCGGGACGGCGGAGCGGCTTCTGACCGCCGACGACCGGGCCCGCATCTGCGGCGGCATGGCGCGCCAGGCCTGGCTCAGGGCCGGCGCGCAACGGGTCCGGGTGATCGCGCCCGGCCCGGGCCGCGACTTCAACGACGAACTGAGGGGAAGACAGAATGGCTGATGGAACAGCCTGGGATTTCGCAGACGCGCCCGATCCGGCCGAGCTGGCCAAGTTCGAGCTGAACGACTTCGGGAACGCCATGCGCCTGGCCCGGCACATCGGGGGCGTCATCGACCCCCTGACCGGGGACGTGGGGCTCGACGGGGCCATCCTTCTCTACCAGCGCGAGGTCGGATGGATCGGCTGGAACGGCCGGGCCTGGGACCTGAAGATGGGCGCCCGCCTGGCCGAGCGCACGGCGCACAAGGTTGTCCAGGAGCTGGTCCAGCAACGGCCCTTCTTTCTGGACCGACGGCTGACCGAGAAGGTAGTCGATTCCTTCATCCGCGAGGCCGGAAACGCCGGTCGGATCTCGGCCATGCTGCGGGTGGCGGAGGCCTACCTGCAGGTGGACCTGGAGGTCTTCGACACCGCCGAACTGGCCCTCTCCGTCGGCAACGGGACGCTGAGGTTCGCCAGGCTGGCGGGCGGCGGGTGCGACGTGCGGTTCGACGCCCACGACCCGCGAGACCGGATCACGCGCCTGGCCGACGTGAGCTACGACGCGGCGGCCAAGGCCCCACTCTGGGAGGCGAGTCTGGCGCGCTGGCAGCCAGACCCGGAAATGCGGGCCTACCTGCAGCGGGCCGTGGGCTACATGGCCACGGGCTACACCCACGAACAGGCCTTCTGGATTTTCCAGGGCAAGGGCCGGGACGGCAAATCGACCATGGTCGGGGCCCTGCGCGAGCTGCTGGGCGGATACGCCGACGTGGCGGACGTGCGGACCTTCCTGGACGTCTCACAGCGCGGCGGGGCCGACGCCTCGCCCGACCTGGCGCGCCTGGCGGGCGACTGCCGGATGATCTCGGTCGCCGAGCCGCCCCGGGGGGCCAAGCTGGCCGAGGCCATGATCAAGTCCTTCACCGGCGGCGCCCCGATCCTCGCCCGCCGGCTGAGGCAGGATCTGTTCAGCTTCATGCCCCGCCCGAAGGTCTTCATGGAGTGCAACAGCCGGCCGGTCATCAAGGGGGACGACGAGGGGATCTGGCGACGGATCCACTTGGTGATGTTCGAGCATCAGGTCGCGCCCGGCGAGGTCGACCGCGAGCTGGGGCGCAAGCTGAGGGCCGAATATCCCGGGATCCTCAACTGGATCGTCCAGGGCGTCGCCGAATGGCTGGACCGGGGCTTGGACCCGCCCGAGCGCGTGAAGGCCGCCCTGGAGGACTACCGGAAGGGGTCCAGCCCCTTCGGCGAGTGGTTCGCCGAGCGCCTGGTCCTGGAGCCCGGCGTGAAGACGCCCTCGGGCGACATGTACATCGACTTCAAGGAGTGGTGCGAAGAGCAGGGGATCGAGCGGGTCATGACCCAGACGTCCTTCGGCAACGCCCTGGCCGACCGCCAGGTGATCCGCGCCGGGATGAACGGGCAGGGCAAGGTCATGCGGTCGGGCGCGCGCCTGAAGACGCCGGCCGAGCTGGCCGCCGATCGTGGCGTGTTCAGCCCCGGCGGGTCATCCGCGCCCGCCTCGCCCTTCGACCCTGACCTCTCCGCCTACGGCTACACGGGGGACTGAGGTGGCGGCTTACAGACAGTTACAGACAGTACAGACAGTGGGGCCCCGGCAACCCCACGCCGCGGCGCCCCGGCCAGACAGTCAACCGTCTGTAAGCCCGCGAAGTGTCTGTCCGGAAAGCCCCGATAATTCCGGGGCTTACAGACAGTACAGACAGTTCAGACAGTTGCCACCGGATGAGCCGTTAGCGGGGGTGCGCCATGTGGGCCCTATGCCTGCGGGGTTACTGTCTGTCGTTTACTTGGAGGGGGTTATGGATCAAGTCGAAAACAAGAACCTCCCTTCTGAAAAGAAGGTCTGGATCGTGGTCTCCTGCCGGCAGGCTCAGGAGGTCCGGGCCCGGGTCGAGCTGGAGCGGCAGGGGTTCGAGGTCTACCTGCCGATGCGCCTGGTCTCGATCCGCCGACCCGGCCGCCAGGCCAACGGCGCGCGGGACCTGCTGGCCCGCCCCTTCCTGCCCGGGTACCTGTTCTGCCGCGTCGGGCTCGCCCTGGGCGACTGGAGGCGCATCTGGTCCACCTTCGGGGTCAAGGGCCTGCTGGGATCGGAAGAGCGCCCGGCGGCCGTCCGGGACTGGGTCGTGGACCGCATCCGGGATCAGGAAGAGGGCGGCTTCATCAAGCTGGGCCTGGAGGCCGACCGCCCCGCCTTCGACCGTGGCGCCCGCGTCCAGCTGGCCGGCCTCGACCAGGTCGAGGGGATGTTTCTGGAACAAATTGACGACAGGCGCGCCTCGATCCTAGTCTCTCTCCTAGGACGCGATTCGCGCGTCACCGTTGACCTGGCCAAGCTCCGGTCGGCGGGTGCGAAGTGAGCCTCTCCGCCCCTTCGGCGCACTGGACCCTGACCAGGTCCGGTGCGGTAGCCGTTAAGCCCCCCTATTCCTGCGGCCTCGCCGCTTCGTCGCCCCCTGGGGCGTCTTCCCTCCCGAGCCTGGCCGGCGCGCGTGAGCCCGCGCGCCGGTCCTTTTCGGAGGCCCTCGCATGGGCCGCCTGAAGATGCTCCGATCCACCCTCGGTTCCGCCCCGCCTCGGATTGCCCGCATGACGGACCCCGAGGGCCACAGCCGCGTCCTCGAGCCTTGGCGCAAGTGGTACAGCCTGGCGGCCTGGACGCGCCTGCGTCTCGACGTCCTGACCCGGGACGGGTTCGAGTGCCGGGCTTGCCAGCGGATCGACCCCACGGGTCGCCAGCTGGTCGCCGACCATATCCAGCCGCATCGCGGCGACCGCGCCCGCTTCTGGGCGGCCGACAACATCCAGACCCTCTGTAAGCCCTGCCACGACGGCGCGAAGCAGCGCGAGGAACGGGCGGGATCACAGGGGAGGGGGGTGTCGAAACTCTGAGGCCCCCCGCCTTGGAGACCGGCCCTCCCCCCATTCGCAGGTTTTTTTCCCGATGAGCGACAATCCGGACCCGGTCGACCTGCTGGGCGATCCCTGGGTGGAGGCCCCGGGGCGCGGGGGGCGGAAGCGTCACCGGCGACTGCCGCAAGTGGCGGAAAAGGTTGGAGTTCTTCGGGCGACGGGGGCGACGGTCGAGGCGATCGCGTCCCGGCTGGGCCTGTCGGAGCCGACCCTCCGCAAGTATTATTTTCGGGAGCTTCGCTCGGGTTCCGACCTGGCCCGCCAGGTCCTGATCGAGGCCATGTGGAAAAAGGCCCTGGCCGGCAACGTCTCGGCGGCGAACTATATCCGCCAGGAAATGGCCCGGGGCGACGCCGAGGCCTTCGTCAATTCCAGCCGCCCGGCGCAGTCGTCCAGGCCAGCCCCGACCGGCAAGAAGGAAGCGGCCCAGCTGGCGGCGACCACGGCCGGGCAGGGGACGGACTGGGGCAATGACCTCCTGGCCCCTGAAGCCCCGGCCGCGACCATCCAGTGAACGCCTGGCGGACTGCGGTCCCCGACTGGGAGGCCCGGATCATGTCCGGGGCCAGCCTGGTCCCGGACCTTCCCCTCTTCCCGGCCGAGCGCGACAAGGCCCTGCGGGTCTTCGACCGGCTGAGACTGCCCGACGTGATCGGCCAGCCACCCATGGCCGAGGCGGCCGGCGACTGGATCCGTCAGATCGTGGCGACCCTCTTCGGGTCCTACGACGCCGAGGTGAACCGCCGCATGGTCCAGGAGCTTTTCCTCCTGGTCCCCAAGAAGAACGGAAAGTCGTCCTACGCCGCCGCGATCATGGTCACGGCGATGATCGTCAACCGCCGGCCGAACGCCGAATACCTGCTGATTGCCCCGACCAAGGAAATCGCCGGGATCAGCTATAGCCAGGCCGAGGGGATCATCGAGGCCGACCCCGAGCTGCTGAAGCTCTTCCACCTGCGCGGGCACGTGAAGACCATTGTGCACCGGGCGACCGGGGCCGAGCTGAAGATCAAGGCGGCCGATACCGACGTCATCACCGGGTCGAAGTCGACGGGGATCCTGATCGACGAGACCCACGTCTTCGCCACCCGCAGCAATGCCGCCGACATTTTCGTGGAAATCCGGGGCGCCCTGGCGGCGAGGCCCGACGGCTTCCTGATCCAGATCACCACCCAATCCAAGACGCCGCCGAGCGGGGTCTTCCGGTCCGAGCTGACGATCGCCCGGGAGGTGCGGGACGGCCTGCTGGACCTGCCCCGCCTGGCGGTCCTGTACGAGCTGCCCGAGGCGGAACAGGCCAACGACGGCTGGCGGCGCCCTGAGGTCTGGGGTCGGGTCAATCCGAACCTCGGCCGCAGCGTCGATATTCAGTTTCTGCAGAACGCCCTGATCGCCGCCGAGCGGACGGGCCGGCAAGAGCTGGCCCTCCTGGCCAGCCAACACTTCAACGTCGAAGTCGGCCTGGCCCTGAAGACCGACCGCTGGGCCGGGGCCGATTATTGGCTGGCGGCGACGGACCCGAACCTGACCGGCCTCGACGACCTCATGAAGCGGTCGGACGTGGCGGTCGTCGGGATCGACGGCGGCGGCCTGGACGACCTCCTGGGCCTGGCCATTCTTGGCCGGGACCGGGAGACGGACGACTGGCTTCTGTGGTCGCACGCCTGGGCCCACCCGGCCGTGCTCGAGCGCCGAAAAGAGATCGTCCCCCTTCTGGAGCAACTGGCGGATGAGGGCGACCTCACCATCTGCCAGGCCCCGACCCAGGATCTCGAGGACGTGGCCAACCTGGTCGAGCGGGTGGCGAAGGCCGGCCTCCTGCCCCCCGCGGCAGGTGTCGGCCTGGACCCGCAAGGGGTCTCGGCCCTGGTGGACGCCCTGGCGGCCCGGGGCGTGGACGGCGACCAGGTCGTCGCCGTGCCCCAGGGCTATCGCCTGTCCGCGGCGATCTGGGGGGCCGAACGCAAGCTGGCCGACGGAACCCTGCGCCATTGCGGCCAGGGGCTCATGGCCTGGGCGGTCGGCAACGCCAAGGTCGAGCAACGCGGGAACGCGATCCTGATCACGAAACAAGCGGCCGGCAAGGCCAAGATCGACCCGCTGATGGCGGCGTTCAACGCGGTCATCCTGATGAGCCGAAACCCACAGGCCCAGCGGGCCCCGGAGATTCATTTCCTCTGATGGCCAGCCTGATCGAAACCCTGAAGGCCTGGTTTGCCCCGCCCCCCGTGCGGAACCAGGGCTATCTATTCAGCCCCTCGATCTTCGGGGAGACCCTCAACCTGGGCGGCCTGCCGCCCCTGACCGAGCGCGGTGCCCTGGCGGTCTCGGCGGTCTATGCGGCCGCGAACCTGATCTCCGGGACGATCGCGTCCCTGCCGGTCCAGGTCTATTCGCGGTCGTCGGACGGCGAGCGCGAGCGCCTGCCGAGCGATAACTTCTGGTGGATCCTCAATGAGGAAATGACCCCGCGCTGGAATGCGGCGGCCGGGTGGGAGCACCTGGGCCTGTCCCTGCTGCTGCGGGGCGACGCCTTCCTGCGGATCCGGCGCAACCGGGTGGGCGAGGTCACCGGCCTGGAGCCCCTGGCCTATGACCGGGTGACGCCCGTCGCCATGCCTGGCGGCGCGCGCCTGGTCTATGTGGTCGAGGCCGACCCCGCCCTGCCGGCCCCGACCGCGGGCGGCCGGGAAGTCCTCGACCAGGACGACGTGATCCACGTCCCCGGGTTCGGGTTCGACGGCCTGACGGGCCTGAGTCCGCTGCGGACGGCCCTGCGCCTGGCGGCCCCGGTCGCCTCGGCCATGCAGGAATATAGCGCCCGGTTCTTCAGCAACGGGGCGCGCCCGGACTATGTGCTGACGACCGACCAGGGGCTGAGCCCCGAGGCGATCGCCCAGCTGCGGGAGCAGATCAACGAGCGCCACGGCGGGGTCGAGAACAGCCGCAAGCCGATGTTGCTGACGAACGGGCTGAAGACCGCGCCCCTGTCGATCCCGGCCGACGAAATGCAGCTGCTGGAGTCCCGGAAGTTCGCGGTCGAGGAAATTGCCCGGATCTTCGGGGTCCCGCCCTTCATGATCGGGCACAACGAAAAGACCACCAGCTGGGGCTCGGGCGTCGAGGCCATGGGCGTCGGCTTCGTCCGCTACACCCTGCGCCAGCACCTCAACAAGATCGAGACCGAGCTGAACCGGAAGCTGATCCGGTCCTCGCGAAAGGTCCTGGCCTTCGACACGACCGAGCTGGAGCGGGCCGACTTCAAGACCCT